ATTTCTGTCATCGTGCCCGAGTGGTCTAAGGGGTCAGACTTAAGATCTGATGTGCTTTAGCACGCGTGGGTTCGAACCCCACCGATGACATATTTGTTTGATAATCGCTATATTTAATTTGACAAATTCGCCGTACATATAGTTATATAGTCGTGTATTCCGTACATGTACGTATTGCCTGATATATAATAATTCCAGTTAAAAGGTATTATAATAGATTTATTATTTAGTAATATTGTTGTAATATTACTATCTTGTTCTGGAATGCCATTGGTAATTTTCGAGGAAGGATTACATAGATAAACTTCAACAGGTTGTTCTGTGCTAGACTGTACTAGCATATACTTATATTTATTTTTCTTCCACATATGATTATTATTCAAATTATATATAATATTATAATTAAACCAGTTATTTAGGATATAATCAATGTCAGTAATTTTATCAGAAATAACTATAGGTTGTTTTTTATTTAACAGTTCAAAATCAAAATTATTAATGGATACTTGATAAATGGATATTTCCCCATTATATATATAATAAAACGAAGCATATAATAACAATAATAATACTATAAATAAATAAATATACATTTAATTTATATATATATATATATTTCGCCATATTAAACATCCCAAAATTATTATATAAATAATTATTAAAGCTCATGAGTGGAGTAGCGGATAATACTATACGACTTGAAGATATTGATAAATTATATACTGGGGATAATTTTAAACAATATATATTTATTGCAATACTAATTATAATAGTTATTTCTTCTATCATGTGTTTTATTCTGCTTTTATTTGCGAAGACATTATTTAGAAGTAGTAATATTATAATAGGTGTTGTTTTTGGTGTTATTACTGTTATTACTATTTTGGTAAGTATTGTAAATGATGAGTTTTTAGCATTTACACAATTCGTTTTTTCATCTATACTACTACCAAATGAATTAAATGACGCGAATAATTCTAACATTAAAATATTATTTAATATTATTTTAATATATTCCCACGATTATATATATAAAAAATCAATAGATAATAAGGCATATTTAATCGCTTACAAAAAAAAGGGGGAGATTTCTGTTTATAAAAATTCATTAAAACAGAAATTCGCTGAATTATCAAAAATTTATTTAGATATAATTCATGAAGAAGTTAATAAAATTAAGGAAAAGGAGCAAAAAGCATTTGAAAGAGAAAATCTTCAAAAAAATATAGACAAGGATATATTAATATCGGATAATAATATAAATAAAGATAATACGCATTTTGCGGTTTCAACTGTTATTAAAATTTCATCAAAAATAGGAAATATATTTGGCAGTATATCAAATTTTACCTTTGCGACTTTGATGGCTACACTTCGCGAATTATGGAGAAGTATAGTGAATAAGTGGTCGAGACCTTTTGCCGGGTTTTTCTTATTAATATTGGTAATATCATTAATTATAGGAGGGGTTATGGGAAGTCAGGGTGGTGGAGGAGGAGGCGGCGGAGGCGGCGGAAATAGAAATTTACTCGGTGGAGGATTTATAGGTGGTGCTAATAATATGAATTCTAATAAAAAAACGGATATTTTATCAGTAATACAAAGATTACCTGAAAATATATTATCTTTTATTGATAATATAATATTTGCATATTCAAGATTTACAGAATTTGTAAATAATTCAAGTGAAATAATTAATGAAATATCTAGCGAATTTTCAAATACTCCACCTGTTGTTGAAGATAGGATAGAACATCCTGAAACAGAAGGTTTATATGATAATATTTATACATTTGATTATCACTATCTTGATAAAATCCCTATTGCTAAAGATGATATTTCAACATCATTTACGGAACCTGATAATAAAAATTTATATGTATATAATTTAATACAACCAAAATCTAATATTCAAATATCAAAATATTATAATATGAATCATAGTAATAGCATATCTTCTATTAAAAATACTCTAGGTATTGATGAATATATATATGAATTAAAATGTATCGAAGATAATATAATAGGTTCAAACTGTAAATTAAAAACTATACCTGAATCTTATTGTACTAATATTAACAACTATAAAGAAGATACAAGTGATTATAAAAATATTATAATATAATATTAACATAAAAGGCATTTTAAAAAATGGATAAATGTATTTATAATAATATGGATTTTGTATATAATAGTAGTACTGGCGCTAATACATCGAACTATATTATAGATATTAATAAAATTGATAAATTAAATGAATTGTTTGTTATTGAAGAATATGAAAAAGCAGAATTGGATGCTTCAAAACCTTTTGATATAGATGCGGACGGAGGCATTACAAAAATAAATTTAAAAAAAAGGGGCAAATTTTATAATGATAACGGCGACTCTATTATTAATATAATAAAACCTAGAGCAGGTGCTATAGCGGAAGTCGATGTAGTGTATGCGCCTATATTAGGTTCTAATCCGGTTCATTATGAAATTAGCGATATTAAAATAATAAATAAAGGGTCGAATTATGATATAAATGATGATAAGGATAAAATAACAATAAAAGATACTAATAATACTGATAGTTATAAAAAAATTAATTATAAAAGACCTAATCTATATGCTTTTGAATCTAAAAAGTCCCAATGTAATAATACTACAGAACAATGGCATAAATGGTTTACGACACCATACTATTATTTAGGAAATAGAGATGGTAGAAGCAAACAAGATGAAAATGATAAGACGAGAACAATTATTAAATGTTATAATAAGTGTGAGAATAAATTTGTAGTTAATAAAGATAATTTTTGCGAGAATATAACAACTTTCGAAAAAGGCAGATATAATAATTATCTACCATTTGATCCATTCGCTATTATATGTATATTAGGAAGTGATAGAAATATTACTAAATTAATAATTACTGATATATACAATGAAGAAAATATTACCAATTATGAACTTGTAGGTAATTATTATAACACTGTTAAAAACGCTAATATAAAAGCAGATAATTTGCAAATTAATATTACTGTAAAAAACAAAATTTTAGATAATATTAAAGATTATAATAATATTACAAAAAAAGATTATTATAATATACATCCAGTTAAAAGAATAGAGGACGATATTACCAAAGCATATACAATCTTGTATAGTTATATTAAAAAATTAATTAATAATGAAGAAAGAAATGAGATAAATATAAAGACTATTATTAAAAATGAAATTAATAAATTTTATATTTTATTTGATAAGCGCGACGAATTATATATCAATTATCTTAATAAATTGAAAGATACTTTACATTATAAAAGAATACGATATGCCAAAGATGTCGCGTATACTACTACACAAATTTATGGTTTTAATTCTACTACTATGAATGCTAATACATTTGATGGAAATTTAATAAACTTTTATTTGAACTATTTATTTCAATATTGTATATATATATATTTTGATAATAAAAATATTATACCAAGTAGGTTTTTAAACTTTGGAATATATGAAAATGAGTATTTATTGCTAAATAAAAAAAATCCTGATGATATCACTATACAAAGTCCTATTAAACCTGATAATACGAAAATTTACAATCCAATATCTGTTAAAATTGATACTAAAGAGAAAAATATGTTTGACGAATATTTAAATGTATATGAATTGTATAAAAGTTTTATTATATCATACCCAATAATTTTAATTATAACAATAATATTTTTTATGATTATTTATGTATTATATATTTTCAATATAATATATTACCTTACATTCCTAATAAATTATATATATTTAATAATTATTTCATTAATATATATTGTAATAACAATATTTTGCTGTAATAGTATTGTAATTGGTTTATTAACATATTCAATGTCAATTCTATATAATATTGCTATTGGAATATACGCTAATGTGTCGGCATTTTTATATTATTTTAAATTTTTTGTAATTTTATATGTTCTATATTTGGTAATTACAAATCAAGTAGGATATGTTTATGATATGATAATATTTATGTTCGATACAATAATAATGATTGTATATAGTCTATTATTATATATCGTACAAACTATATTTAGTAAAAAAATCTATGTTAATTTAGCAGTTATATATGTTATAATATTATTATATATATATTATAAATTATGGTTTAATTTTGACGTTGATATGCTTATAATAGATAAGAATGATAAGAATATTAAACTTATTAATGAGCATAAAAATATTAATACTATAGTAAAAACAGATGATATATATGATGCTGTAGAAATAGTTTCGCAAAGACTCAAATTATATAAATATAAATACTTTATAGATTTATATAACAACGCGGATACTTATTATTCTACAAAGGAGAAATATTTAAGTAATCAAAATAATTTTTACTTGGCACGACAGTTGTATATAAAAGACAAGAGTTATAGGCAACGTGAAAGTAATAATTATATAAAATATAAAGATTATGTTGATAACCATATAACAAAAATAGTGGCAAGCGCAAACCAAGATCTAGTTAATTTTAATAATCAAGTTAAAAAAGAAAAGGAAACAAAGATAAATAAAGAAATTTCTGAAAAAAAATTAAAAGAAACTAAAGACGAATTGACAAAGAAAGAAAACGAATTATATTCTAAAGAGGCAGAAAAATTCCTTATCAATAGGAAGATAAATCCTAAAATAAATAGGGATTTACGAGAATCATATGAAACAACTAGGGATACTTTGGGAAATGATATATCTGGTATAGAAGGAAATATAGATATCCTAAAAGAAAAGAAAAAATCGATAAAAGAAGAAAAAGATAACTATGATTACGAATTATCAACTAGGAAAAAAATAATGGACACCTTCTCTACACCCAAAACTAACCCAGGCCGGAATCAACCCTAAATTTTAATATAGGTTTTATAACAATCAATATATTTAGCCATTGCCTCTTCTTTAGACATTCCTTTAACACTATTCCACGATTCCCATTTGGCACATGCGGTTACATTAACAAACCAAGGTTTATCTATATTACAATCACCTTCTTTGGCCTGCTTATAATATTTGTAAAACTCTAGTTTAATTGTATCAGACAAACCCATCATTTCCAAATCAATATCATTGAGTTTCTTTAGGACATCACCGAATTCTTTTTCCATATTATAATATATATATTATTATATAATAATATTTCTTATATTATTTTTTATTTAAGAATATAATATATATATTATTATGATAATGATTATTAATGAATATATTGAATATATGAGAAAATATAAAGACCAATATGGTGATAAATGTATAGTTCTTTTACAAGTTGGTTCTTTTTATGAAATGTATACTATAAATGAGAATAATAATAATGAAAATGATATATATAAAATAGCGGATATTTGCGGAATACAGACAACGAAGAAGAATAAATCAATTGCCGAAATATCCTTAAATAATCCAGTGATGGCGGGTTTTCCTATTCATTCTGTTAGTAAATTTACGCAAATATTGCTGAATAATAATTATACTATAGTAATTATTCAACAGGAACAAGAGATGGGCGAAAATAAAAACAGGAAACGTAATGTTGCCGAGATATTATCACCGGGTTCAAATATAAATATTACGGATAAAAGGAGCAATTATATGATGGTTATAATATACGAAATAATAAATAATTATATTATTGCGGGAATATCAGGTATAGATTTATCAACTGGAAAAACGTTTATATACGAGGTAGGCTCTACAAAAGATGATCCGGAACTTGCGACAGACGAAGTGTTTAGAATGATAAGTACATATAATCCTATTGAATTAATTATATTGGGAAATAAAATTGAAGAAAAAGATAAGAGGCGTATATTGAAAAATTTGAATATCAATAATATATTAGTTCATTACAAATGGGAAGATAGTAAGTATATAGAGTTCTTTAAAAGTATAGTAAATCAAACACTAATTTTAGAGAAGGCATTCTTTATGAAAAAAGGGTTGATATCTATAATTGAATCACTAAATATGGAAAGACTAACAATATCGCGCGAAGGTTTTTGTTGTTTGCTACAATTTGCCTATGAACATAATGCTGATATAATTAAAGAACTACAAATACCTGAAATTCTTGAAAATAATAATAGAATGACTATCGAGTTTAATTCGGCAGTTCAATTAAATATTTTGGGTTTATATCAAAATGATAAACCTTTAATAGATGTATTAAACAGATGTATTACGGCATTTGGTTCGCGATATTTTAAAGAGAAACTGTTGGCGCCTATGATTAATATTAAAAATATTAATAAATCTTATGATGATATTGATAAATTATTGAATAATAATAATTATATAAGGGTTCGCAAATTTCTTGCGAATATTGGAGATTTAGAGAGATTTAAGAGGAAGGTATTATTAAATAAGGTCGCACCACAAGATTGGATAAATTTCAATGAGTCAATGGAAGCATGTATTGAAATTTATAATATACTAGAAGATTACGACAAAGATGTTTGTATATTATCTACAGTTAATAGAATTATCGATACATATAAAGATGTTTTAGATATGGAAAATGCTTCAAAGTATAATTTGGCAGATAAAAATAATCTTGGAAATATATTTAAAGAGGGAATTTATGAAGATATAGATAATATAGTTAAAACTAGTAAAGACGCTTATAGAAATATAGAAGGGTTTTGTGAAGAAATAAATAAGATAGGTATTAATGATAGTACATTGTGTAAAATAGATTATAATGACAAGGATAGAGAATATTATATTAATATAACTAAAAAACGTTATGAAGTTGCTTTAAAAAACAATAAAAATGTAATGTCTAAATTTAATAAGAAACCTATTTCTGCGTCTTCTTCAAATTATAAGATTACCAATAAAGATACTGAAAAACTTTCAAAAAATATTAGCGCTTATAATGATGAAATATCTGAACTAGTATTAAAATATTATAATGAGTTTGTTAAGATGTTTATTGAAACAAACAACGATGATATAGATATTTTGATAAAATATCTAGTGCGCACAGATATCGCCGCCAACAATGCCAAAAATGCCTTTGATTATAGATATAAAAGGCCTATCATTTCATTTAAGGATAGCGATGATAGCGATGATAGCGACAGAGAAGAAAGAGAGTCTTCTTTCATTAATATGAAAAATATGAGACATCCTTTAATCGAGAGGATACAAGACGATTTAGAGTATGTTGGAAATGATGTTAAAATAAATAAAGAAGGTATCCTGCTATATGGTATAAATGCTTCTGGCAAATCTTCATTTATGAAAGCGGTCGGATTGAATATTATTATGGCACAATCTGGTATGTTTGTCGCTGCTGAAAATATGGTATATTACCCTTACAAAAGAATATTTACGAGGATATCTGGAATGGATAATATTTATAAGGGAATGTCGAGTTTTACAGTAGAAATGACTGAATTGCGAAATATATTACAGAGATGTAATAAATATAGTTTGGTAATTGGAGACGAAATATGTTGCGGGACTGAATCAATATCTGGCATTGCTATTGTATCTGCTGGAATAGATACATTAATTAATAAGGGAACCTCTTTCATATTCGCTACACATCTTCATGAATTAACTAAAATGTCTTGTATTAAAGAACATATAAATAATAATAATTTATTTGTAAAACATATTAAAATAGATATAGGTAAAAACAATGAAATAATATATAATAGGAAGATACAGGATGGTCAGGGCTCTAATATGTATGGTCTAGAAGTTTGTAAATCTCTAGATATGCCTTTAGATTTTCTTAAAAAAGCAGAAGTATTCAGAAAGGAATTTACTAATCTTGATAAGGATTTAATAAAAACCAAGAAATCTCATTTTAATAAAAAGAAAAGTGTTGATAAATGCGAGATATGCGATGAAGTCGCTGTAGAAACACACCATATTAAATATCAAGAAACTGCCGATGATAATGGGTTCATAGGTTCATCCCATAAAAATTCCAAACATAATCTTGCGTCTCTATGTAAAGAATGCCATAATAAAGAGCACCGAGGCATAATTAAGATAAATGGATATAAACAGACTTCTAAAGGTATCACATTAGATTACGATATTCTTTAATATATTTTTCTATAAATTAAAAGTCGAATAAAAGGCAAATATTTTTCGAGGCATTTTTTTTCTTGTTAATATTGAAAAATTGATATAAATATATGCCTAGTAATATATTAAATATAAGGATGACATATTTACACGATAAAATAAATATATTTTACAAAAAGAAAAATGGAATATTCAAAAAGGTTCTTGAAAAAATTATAAATTCTATGTTAAATAAGTGCCGATATATTAATGGAGAAAGTTTAGAGAGACATAATTGGGGTAATAATCCAATAAAATTAAAACATATTCCAAAAGATATTAAGTCTAGTTCATTTGAGAAGGAACTACTTGATGCTCTTAATTTAGATGATAATGAAAAATCAATTATAGAATTAAACTGGGGAGATATACAGGTTGGTAAAAGGCTTCAAGCGTGTATAATTATGTGGATTTCTGTGTATATATTACAAAGACCTGTTTTATACATTTTCAGAAATTTGGCGATAGACCAAAAACAATTACAAGATGATATTGTTGGGACAGAAAATTACAATTTTAATATTCAATTTATTAAAAATATGTTTGAAGAATTTAATTCTGAACTTCAAGAATATTTTGGAGAACATAATGTTGAATATTGGAAGGATTATAAACTTCCTGAACTAAAAGATATTAATAGCAATGATATCATTAATAAATTAAGTAATAAAGAAGCGATAAATTCAAATGATATATTTTGCTGTTTAATGAATCACTCGCAATTAGAGAAACTAAATACAAAATTTAGCGAATATATATATTATAATCATGAACTCGTTAATATTACAGTACTGGTTGATGAAAGCGATTTAATGTGTCCTACATCATCAAATAACAGATGTAATAATGATAAAAACGATACAACAGCACTATGTGAAATATTGCTCGCTAAAATATATAAAAAGGTAAAATATTCATTACATATTACAGGTACAGCACATTCGCTATTGTATAATATAACAACTAGATTAAACGATAATACTGATATTCAACTAAAAATTTCGAAGGTTCATAAAATGGTAAGACCAAATGATTATTATGGATTATTTAATGATTCAATATATTTTAACACTACTCAAATTATTTCATGGTGGGAACTTCAAGATGAAACTGGTAAAAAGATACGTTATGATATTGTTAATGATTATAAAATAAATATTAAAAATATAATAGAAAATATATCAACGAGACCAACAAATAAATATAATCACCTATTGATAAGCGAAGAGAAAATAAGAGCGCAGCAATTTTGTTTAGTTAATAAAATAATTAAGGATTTTCCTAATATGTTTATAGTAATATATCATGGTAATTGTTTGAGATTATATTTATCAAAAGTTTATGAAAAAGAAATTAAAAGTTGGTCTAAATGGGACTCCGAACAATCTTCGACAAACCAGAGATTGTATCAATTTGGTGGAATACATGGTTCTCCCGAATACACCGAAAAATCCGAAGAATTGCCTAATAATTATTGTTATTTTAATATAAATACGAAAATTTTAAATATTAAATTTGTTTATAAATTATTAAGAATTCTATTTGAAAAGAGCGATGTACCAATTATATGTAAAACTATTATAACAATAACGGGTAAATACGGAGAAAGAGGATATTCTTTTACAAGCGACGATTATGATAAATATTCTCTACATTTAACAGATCAGTATTTTGTATCTCACGCATCATTAAATTGTACGGATATATCACAAAGATTAAGATTACAAGGAAAGTATAATGATTTAGAATTAAAAAATGGAATTATGAAACTTACTTTATGGACAACGCCTATTGTAAATCGTGTAATAAATAACTTTTATGTAAAATTTATAAAAGAAATTGAAAATGATATTATGGATTGTAACAGTTGGGAAGATATTAAATATCTATTAGAAAGTATTATAGACAACGGCGTGTTTAACTTTCAAGAATATATGCGATATATTGATGTGGCAAAGAGAAGAAAGAATTATAAGATAATTAAAAAATATGAACATAAACATAACGGATATAAATGGAGGAAGATAGATTCTATTACTGACAATGAAATTAGTGAATGGTGTAAAAAACAGAACTTGCCAGATTATATTTGTATTAATGAAATAAAAGAAATGAAAAAAGATGATTTTATTAATATATACGGAACGTATAAAAATAAACAAGAGTTTCGTAAGTTAAAACAATTTGATTTTGAAGAAATAAATAAAGTAATTGATGATATTTCTAGAGAATCTAAAATAAAATTAGCGCATATTACTAATAAATGGTTTCGCACCAGATTAGATAACTTTAAAGAGTATGGTTATTATCCAGAAAGTTGTAGAGGTTCTTTGGAAAAAATATTAACAAAGGATTTAGAGAATTTGAATGATATGACGAGGTTTGGCGAATTGAAAGATAGACGCGTTAATGTTTGTTATAATGAATATGACGAATTATATATTTGTGTATCATTGAAAACTGAAGAAAAACAACTTCCAAAAACTACATACGACTATATTAAAGATACTCCATATACTGTTATTGAAGATAATGTAAAATATTCTGTTCTTAAAGATGAATACAGAAATGTATCCGGTGATGACAATAAATTACCGAATAAATATTATTGGAAAACACCTAGCGATTGGTTATACATGTATGATAAGGATAAACCAGAAATATATTCATTAGAAATAATATCGCCTTCACCAAGTATAAATATTATACCATCTACTATGACGACAGAATCATTAATAAATAAAGATATATTATTATTTGTGGATTCATGTTGTAAAAAAACGGATAAAAAGAATTTGAGATTTGGATTAAAAGAAATATTTAAAATATATGAAACGTGGTGTAAAATAAATAATAAAAAATGCTTTAAAGTGCAAAAAAAATTTAAAGAAGAATTTGAAAAAATGAATTTTAAAGAAGAAAATAGTAAAGGGGTAGATATAAATAACAATCACGGTAAAAGAGGATACAATTTGATGGTACAATTATAATTTGACTTAAAAACAATTTAATATTACTTTATGTTAATATTATGAAAGATTATATTATAAATTCTTTTATTATAAATGATAACAATACTATACTAGATATTTATAATTATATAAAATACAGATATAATAATTTAGTTGAAATAAATGATGTTAAAAAAGAGATAACTTGGTTAGTTAAAAGTGAAATAATTTACTGTAATAACAATAGATATATATTGACTGATGAAGGTAGAGTAATATTAAACGATAATATATATTATTATTCAAAAATTATTATTAGATTTTATAAAAAATACAATAAAAAACGCATAAAATATGAAATAAGGGAGGTCAGACAGGAGCAACAATTTTTAAGAAATTATTTAATCAACAACAAAGAGCATTCGTGTATAATTTGTGATAAAATCCTCCCTTTGTGTTTATTAGAGGCAGCGCATATTAAACCTAGAAGTCTATTAAATTTATACGATAAATGCGACAAAAATGTTGTAGAATTTATGTGTAGATATTGTCATAATTTATATGATAACGGGTTTTTAGCAGTTTATAAGGGTTTATTAAAGGTTTCAATTTTTATAAATCAATACGATTTGTGTTATATAGAAAATAAACAAATACCATATTATAATTTAGAAAATGAAAAATACTTTATATTTCATTATAATTATATTTATAAAAAGGGAATAATTGTCTAGAACTAAAAAATTTCTAAAATTTGTTTTTATAATTTGAGTACATAACTTTTATTTTTCTAATATTTCAAAAGTTTTCTAGAAATTTCTAAATAAAAAAGTTATGTACTCAATTTTTATTTTTGAAAATTTAGAAAAATTCAGTTCTAAATCTAGGGATAACCTAGAGATAAATTTAGAATACAATATACATTTAATAAATATAAACATATATATAGATTAATTAAGATAATAATATAATTATGAAAGTTATTAAAAGGAATGGCGAGTATGAAGATGTTAGTTTTGATAAGGTTCTTACGCGTCTTAAAAATCTATCAAATGAGTTGAATATCAATGTTTCAGAGATAGCACAAAAGGTATGTTCGCGTATCTTTGATGGTGTTAAGACAAGTGAATTAGATGAGATGGCAGCATATCTATGTGGTAGCATGTCTTTGGATAACCCCGAGTATAATATTTTGGCATCACGAATTATTATTTCAAATCATCATAAAAATACATCCCCGTCTTTTTCTGAAACAGTCCAAGTCCTCTATGATAATAAGGATATTCATAATAATAATGCCCCTTTAGTATCTGAAGAATTGTATGACATTGTATGTAAAAATAAAGAAAAACTAAATACGTATATTGATTACCAGCGTGATTTTACGTTCGATTATTTCGGTTTTAAAACATTGGAACGCGCATATTTAACAAGAGTCAATAAAAAGGTTATTGAGAGACCGCAACATATGTGGATGCGCGTTGCTCTAGGTATTCATGGGAATGATATTAAAGAGGTTTTGAATACCTATGATTTAATGAGTAAAAAATATTTTACTCACGCTACTCCTACATTGTTTAATTCGGGTACTAGAAGACCGCAATTAAGTAGTTGCTTTTTGTGTTCTGTAAATGATGATAGTGTAGCGGGCATCTATGATTCTTTAAAAGAAATGGCGTTGATTTCTAAATATGCTGGAGGAATTGGTATTCATATTCATCAAGTTAGGGGAAAAGGTAGTTATATAAGAGGAACTAACGGTACTTCAAATGGAATTATTCCTATGTTAAGAGTATTCAATAATACGGCGAGATATATTGACCAAGCGGGAAAAAGACTTGGAAGTATCGCAGTTTATCTTGAAACATGGCATTGCGATATAGAGGCTTTTCTAGAATTAAAGAAAAATCACGGAAGTGAAGAAGAAAGATGCCGCGATTTATTTATGGCATTGTGGGTATCTGATTTATTTATGGAAAGAGTAAAAAGTAATAAGCAATGGTCTTTAATGTGTCCCGATAAATGCCCTGGATTGAGCGATGTTTATGGGGATGATTTTGTAAAACTATATGAAAAATATGAGAATGAAGGAAAATATAATAAACAAATTAATGCACAGGATTTATGGTTTAAAATATTAGAATCGCAAATTGAACAAGGAGTTCCGTATATTTTGTATAAAGATGCGGCAAATAAAAAGAGCAACCAAAAGAACTTGGGAACTATTAAATCTAGTAATTTGTGCGCGGAAGTGTTGATTTATTCTTCGCCTGAAGAAACGGGAGTTTGTAATCTGGCATCTATTTGCCTTCCGACATATATTGAGAATGGAGTATTTAATTATGAAAAACTTCATGATGTTGTTAAAGTAATTACTAAAAATCTTAATAAAGTTATTGATAAAAATTTTTATCCTATTGAAAAAGGTCGCGTATCTAATCTTAAAAATAGACCTATAGGAATTGGCGTTCAAGGATTGGCAGATGTATTTATGATTCTTAAACACCCTTTTGAATCTAAAGAGGCGGCGGATATTAATAAAAATATTTTTGAAACAATATACCATGGTGCTGTAGAAGCGTCTATGGAATTGTCAAAAAAGAGATTTAATATTATTAATAAAATAGTATGTGGCGAAAGCAACGAACTTATAGATGATTATGTAAATGAATTTGAAATTAAAAATATCAATAATAAATATTGTGGCGCTTATAGCACATTTGAAGGCAGTCCGATATCTCAAGGATTGTTTCAATTTGATTTATGGAATGAAAAACCCAGCGAAAGATATGATTGGGAAAAATTAAGAAATGATATTATAAAATATGGCGTAAGGAATAGCCTTCTAATATCACCGATGCCCACTGCATCTACTTCGCAAATTATGGGATTCAATGAAAGTTTCGAACCTATTACAAATAATATTTTTCAAAGAAAAACATTAAGTGGAGAATTTATTGTAATTAATAAGTATTTGATTAAAGATTTGATAGATATGGGATTGTGGAATAAAGAAATGCGCGATACTATTATTTTACACGAGGGAAGTATTCAAAACATACCAAACATTGACGCAAATATGAAAGAATTATATAAAACATCGTGGGAAATTAAGCAGCGTGTTATAATTGATATGTCGGCAGATAGAGGAAGATATATTTGTCAGACCCAGAGTTTAAATATATTTATCGAAGAACCAGATTTCCAAAAATTATCATCAATGCATTTTTACGGACATTCAAAAGGACTTAAAACGGGTTCTTATTATTTGCGAACAAAACCAAAGGCAAAGACACAGCAATTCACAATTGACCCTGAATTTGCTAAAAAAAGATTAAGATGCGCCGAAGACAATGGCGATAGTTGCGTATTATGCTCATCATAATATTTTTTAAACCTTTGGACATTTAAGATGTCTTCTTGCGCGATGATGATTTCGTAATTGCCCTTGGTTTTGCCGTAGTCGCTTTAGGTTTTGCTGTAGTTGCTTTTGGTTTTGCTGTAGTCGCTTTTGGTTTTGCCATAGTCGCTTTAGGTTTTGCTGTAGTCGCTTTTGGTTTTGCTGTAGTCGCTTTTGGTTTTGCCGTAGTTGCTTTAGGTTTTGCTGTAGTCGCTTTTGGTTTTGCCATAGTCGCTTTTGGTTTTGCTGTAGTTGCTTTAGGTTTTGCCGTAGTCGCCTTTGGTTTTGCCATAGTTGCCTTTGGTTTTGCTGTAGTTGCTTTAGGTTTTGCTGTAGTTGCTTTAGGTTTTGATGTAGTTGCTTTTGGTTTTGCCGTAGTCGCCTTTGGTTTTGCCGTAGTCGCCTTTGGTTTTGCTGTAGTCGCTTTAGGTTTTGCCATAGTTGCCCTTGGTTTTGCTGTAGTTGTCTTTGGTTTTGCTGTAGTTTTATTTTTTCGAATACGCCCTCCACTTACATTAACATATTTTCGTACAGATTTCCTACATACATCGTAAACAAAATTATTTATTTTTGTTGAAGAAATTTTAGTAATTTCCTTTTTTCGGTCTTTCTCAATAAAAAATATTTCAGATAATAATTGTAAAATATTTGCTATAAATATTGGTATATTCCCTTTCGAATATTCAAAAAAGATTTTAAAAAGGTTGGTTAATTTAATAAAAACATATTTTTTTTCGTTTGGATCTTTAGTTAATGGATCTTCAGTTAATATATTATTATCCTTGGTAATATGTATAGAAGATATCTGATATGCATCATCACCTACTTTATTTATTTTATTTATAAATAAAGATACATGAAAAATTTTATTTTTGTCATATTCAATATCAATTATTAATTTTATTCTTTTTTCAGTTATTGTTATTTTAATTTCAAAATAAAACTTATTATGTTCAAATTCACGTTTTATAGGGCCTTCATAATTATAAAAACTCATAAACATAGTTTTTAATAGTGAATGAAAATGAGTATTACTATAAGGTGTTGTAGGAACTATATTATATTGAACATTTGGGTATGGTTCTATACTTGGTAGCGATTGAATCATCTCTCTTAAATCATGTTCTCCTAATATCATTAATGCTAAAAGTTTTCTATTTTTACTATATGTTTCGATACTATCTTTTAAAAAATTTAGTGCTGCTTTACGAAGACCATCTGATAATTCATTTCCAAATTTTATTTCATTAGGCGCTAATGGATGTGTAATCGAATCACTATCGCTTTTTGGACGTTCATACGGGTGATATATAGCAGCATTTGTGCTGCTGCGTGTCGAGGGTCCAATAAGATCATTGGGAACATCTTCGCCAAATGTTTCAGCACTTTCAGCACTTTCATTTTGATCAACATTTTGAGAAAGATGAATTTCTTTTACATTTAAGAAATATTGTTTATCTTCATCATGATGTATATCATCTTCATCATGTTCATCCTCTTCATCATTATGTATATCATCTTCATCCATTACTTTTCTATATTTCTAGTAATACAGGATAAATTATTATATAAATATATATTATTATAATAGTATATAGTATGTCAAATAATGAACCTTTATTAATGCCTTCTAATAGATTGACTATTTTTCCCATCGAACACTATGATATGTGGGAAATGTATAAGAAATCCGTTAGTGTATTTTGGACTCCAGAAGAATTGGATTTATCTAAAGATGTAGATGATTTTAATAAACTTAATAATAACGAGAAATTCTTTATTAAACAAATTTTAGCATTCTTCAGTTCCAGTGATACTATTGTTAATATTAATTTAGGAGAAAGATTTTTAAATGACGTACAAATACTCGAAGCAAAGTTCTTTTACGGGTTTCAAATGGCAATCGAGAATATTCATTCCGAGACATATTCGCTTCTTATAGATACATATTTTAAAGAACCCAAGGAAAAGGATGAAGCACTAAATGCTATCAATTATATGCCCTGTATTAAAAAGAAGGCAGATTGGTGCTTCAAATGGATTAACGACGAATCCGCGCCTTTTTCACAGAGATTGTTGGCCTTCGCTCTCGTAGAAGGCGTGTTTTTCAGTGGTGCCTTCTGTAGTATTTTTTGGCTAAAAGAACGCGGGCTGATGCCCGGTCTAGCATTCTCAAATGAATTGATTAGCAGAGATGAAGGAATGCATGTTGAATTCGCAGTTCTATTATATTCAAAGATATTGAATAGATTACCTCAAGAAACTGTTCATCAAATAGTAAAAGAGGCGGTCGAAGTAGAAAAGAACTTTATTATCGAAAGCATTCCCTGTTCTATGTTGGGAATGAATTCTGAATTAATGTCTATATATATTGAATTTGTAGCGGATAGACTGCTCACTCAATTAAATTATGATAAGATTTGGAATTCAAATAATCCATTTCCTTTTATGGATAGAATATCAATAGAAAGTAAATCTAATTTCTTTGAAAGCCGCGTTTCTCAATATAGTAAAGCGAACGTCGGTGGGAAACAAGAACATTCTAAATTGCGCACTTTTTCTTTAGAAGCGGATTTTTAGAATCTCCAAAAATGTAATTACTTAAAGAACTCATATACATATTTTATATAATATAATGGATAGAATAGGAAATATTTTCATTGAAATTAAAAAACAAATTAACTATATAATAAATGATAGCGAATTTACATATTCACATAATTATATTAATTGTATGAATGAAGTTATGAAAGTGTTGAGAAACGCCTTATTTAAATTACAAGACATATATTATAAATATATCTTGTATCCTAAATTAAAAAAAATTTAATTTTTATTACACAAAAAATGTTATTATGTGTATCAGTATAATCTATTATGTAATAGATTATGTAATAGATTATGTAATAGATTATGTAATAGATTATGTAATTATTGAGATATATCTTGTTGCGATAGGCATAATTTTATTTCACCAAGAGAAGCAATAGTATATCTTAAAATGATAGGGTAATTATTTTTAAGATATAATTCAACATTATTTGATAAATTTGTGCATTTAGTGAATATAGATAGATATTTAAGACTAAATATACCTTGTATTATTTCCTGCTCTTCATCTGTACTATTCTTTTTAATAGTTATTGATTGTGATTTCTCTGAACCTAATATAGTCTCTTGGTCGCAGAAGTCGCCTTTGCAACTTAATATTAACTTATCTCCTATATTTCTAAACTCTATAAATTCGGCAAGATTATTCATATCTCTGATAATTTTTTGGAGATAATTCGAGGGCATATTTATAATAGTATGAAAATCTACCGGAGGTATATCTAGATTCAATACATCAATATCAAGTACAGATAATTTATAATTTGTCTTGTAATTTTTATCATTATTCTCTATAGTTATTCCTAAATGATTCGGATCATCCTTCTTAATATATATAGATAATATATCATTATTAGTAATCGTTTTAATTAGCGCGTGAAGTCTCAACATATTAATACCAACGTATGTTTTCTTCGCGCATTCGTATATCTCAAATTTATCAGCATCTAATTTAAGATGTATAAGTACTATATGAGTGTTGTCCATCGCAACTATCTTTATACCCGTCTCATCTATTTCCAAATTAACGTCCATTAATATTTCCTTAAGAGCATCTATAACTTGTTTAAATGTTGCCGCTTGTATTGTTTTAATATTTAATAAATATTCACTATCCATATAAATAGTAAAATATAATATCTCCTTAAATATTTATTCGTTATATTCGTTATATTCGTTATATTCGTTATATTGTTTATTTTTTTATTAAACTATTAATAATCATTCCCATTCCTAAATACCCCACGTTTTTATAATTAGAATCTCTAATTAATTTAACACTAGTTATTTTCGCGTAATTTTTATACTCTTTGTTGTAATTTACGAATATATAAATAAAAAGGATGATAATAATAATTATAGATATTATCGCTAAAATTAATATCATAATTAATACCCCCTTTAATTTATTTTTCCATATTGAGTCTGTATATAAGTACTCTTTTAAATCTGATAAATAATTATCATATATACAAAATTTTTTTTCTCCATCAATACTATTTAATTTTTTATCATGATTAATAGTTGAGCATGATGCGCCAGCAACAATATTGTTTCGTATAGATAATGGAATGCCACCTATTAAAATATTATATAAATCATAATATTCAACTTTATTTTTCTTAATATCTTCTATATCTGAAATACCAGGAATAACGCCTGTTATTATATTAATAATATAATTTGAAAATACTTTTAAAAAATCTATATCAGTTTCAAATAACCCCCTTTTTTTATTATTATTAATTTTAATATTATTTAAGAAAATTATTATTAATTTTATAAAATCCAAATCTTTATTTTCATATATTTTTTTATCATTACCATATACTGTCGCTATAACATTACTAACATTTTTAATGTTATCTATAAATTTATTATATATAGTAATGTATCTGTGCTAATGATTTTTATACCAGACACCATTTTTTAAAAATTTAATCAAAAATATTTGTAACCATCTTTTGGCAGATTTTGACAATTATTTT